TCATTCAGGACGCGAGCATCATGGCCATCACATCCGACCTCGACATCGTGAACGCCGCCTGCGCCCTTCTGAGCGTCGACCCGCTGCAGGCGCTGACCGACGAACTGCCCGGCGGGCAGGCGGCACAGACGCTTTATGAGCCGATCATCGACCTTTGCCTCGGCCTCACGCCGTGGAGCTTTGCCCGCCGCACGCAGCAACTGGGCAGGCTGGCAGGCGTCACCTCTCCCCTGGGCTTTGCCCATGTGCATCAGCTTCCCGCCAACCGGGTGGGCCCGCCCGAGCGGCTGCTGGCGGACCCGTCGCGGCCCGGCTCCGCCGTCTGGGCCTTCGACTATGACGAGGAGGGCCGCGTCCATTCCGACGCCGAAATCCTCTATGCGCAATATACCGCCCGCGTGCTGCCGGCCATGTGGCATCCGGTGTTCCGCGCCGCCGTCATCCATGCGGTGGCGGCGGGCTTCTGCGAGCTGCTCACCGGCAATTCCAGCATGGCAGCGGAGATGCAGGCCAAGGCCTTCGGCACGCCGTCCGAGGCCTATCGCGGCGGCATGATGCGGGCCGCCCTTTCCGCTGATGCGCGGGCAACACCGGCGCGCAACCTTCCGGCCCATTCCAACCCGCTGCTGGCGGCCTGGGGCACCGACGCAACGGGGTGGCGCTGATGGCAGGCCAGCCCGGCCGTCTGCAGACGACGTTCAACAGCCTTGAGCTGGGGCCGCGCCTGCATGAGCGAAGCGAGATTAAATATTTCCAGACGGGGCTGGCCCGTGCGGAAAACATCGAGGCGCTGCCACAAGGCGGTTTTTCGGTGCGCCAAGGCCTGCGCCATGTCGGCAGCCTGCTTTCAACCGCCGCGCGGCTGATCGATTTTCGGGCCAATAACGGCACTGTCTTTGATATTGTCTATGGTGCCGCAACGGCTCAGGCCTGGGGCAAGACGGCCCTGGTGGCCAGCTTTGCGCATCCTTACGCAGGCGCGCAGGTTCGCGCCATCGACTGGGCGCAGCAGCTTGACACGCTGGTGACGTTCCACCCCGACGTGGCCCCGCAGCGGGTGCTGTTCAATCCGACAGCCGTTACCTTTGACAATGCGGTGGCCCCGATTGCCAATCTCCAGAACTATGATTATGGCGCGACCTACACCAATGGCGTGGCGGCGCAATGGGAGCTGGAATTTATCGGTGTCGGTGCGACCACCGTCTTCGTGGTGACGGTCAACAACCAGGACACTGAGGGCATTCTGTTCACCGACATTGCCACGGCGCGCACTCGCATTGAGGCGGCGCTGACAGGCCTTGGCACAATCGCCCCCGGCTTCACCGTGGCCGTGGTGAGCGGCAAGATACGCATCACCTTTTCGGGGACCGACAATCTGGGTGATAGATGGGCGGTTTCAGCGCGCGCCGTCAACGATGCGGACGCGGCCATCGTAAGCTTCAAGCGTGTGACCGGCGTCGACCCTGGCGAGCCCGTCATTTCGGCAGCGCGCGGCTGGCCGCGCTGCGGCGTGTTCTATCAGCAGCGGCTGCTGATGGGCGGGTTCAAGAGCCTGCCCGCAGCATGGCTTGCCTCGATTTCTGGCGAATACTTCAATTTTGACACGCGGGTGAAGGACGCCAACGGGGCGTTTCTCGTGCTGCTTGATGCGCCAGGCGGCGAGGAAGTGCGGCGCATTGTCAACAATCAGTTCCTGCTCGTGCTTACCTCTGGCACCAATTATTGGGTGGCGGGATCGCAGGACGGGCTGTCCAAGACGACGCCGCCCAAACACGTGCCGTCCTCCGACCATGGCGTGGCAGCGGGCGTGCCGGTGGTGCAGAACGAAGGCGCGGCAATCTATGTGCACTCCTCCGGCGATTTCGTGGGCGAGCTGCGCTACACCGACGTCGACGGAAATTACAAGGCACTCGACATATCGCTGCTGGCCTATCATCTGATTTCCAATGCCACTGACATTGCGGTGCAGAAAAAGCAGGACCAGCAGGCGGCCAATACGCTGGCCATTGTCAATGGCGACGGCTCGCTGCGCCTGTGCATGATGCTGCGTGAGCAGGACATCACGGGTTTTGCGCGGGTGGAAAGCGGCTGCAGCTTCATTTCCGCCGCCTGCAACGGGCGCAACGAAATGTCGGTGATTTCCGAGCGCAGTGGAAGCCGCCGCCTGGAGCGCTTCGAGCCGGGCCTGTTGCTGGACGCGGCGGTGAGCTTCACCAACGCGCCAGCCTCCGCCACAGTCACAGGGCTTTCGCACCTCAACGGCCTCAGCGTGTGGGCGCTGGCCGATGGCCATGTCTTCGGACCTTATACCGTCACGGGCGGCCAGATCACCCTGCCGATCCCCGCCGCTTCCGGCACAGTGGGCATCTGGCGTCCGCCGGTGGCCACCACGTTACCACTGCCGCGCGAGCGCGCCGAAGGTGTGGTGGTCAAGCGCAAGGGCCGCATTCACACGCTGCACATCCAGGTGGAGGACACGACCTCCATTGCCGTGCAGGCCAATGGCGGGAAGCTCTATGACATCGACCTGACGCGTTACGGCATGGTGAGCACTGCGCCGGAGCTGATGCAAGGCGTGACCGGCACCATTACGATTTCTGGATTTACCGGTTGGACCGACCTGCCGCAGATCACCATTACGCAAATGAGGCCGGGGCGGCTGACCGTGCGCTCCATCACCACAGAGGCAAAGCTATGACCATGATCGTTCCCGCATTGCTGGGAGGGCTGAAGGCGGCCGGGGCGGCTGCAGGTGCTGCAAGTGGCGGCTCCGGCCTGTTTTCTGCGTCCTCGCTTCTCTCGGGCGTGGCCACGGCGGGCGGCGTGCTGGCAGCCATCGGCGCGGGCCGCGCCCAATCCGAAAGCTACAAGGCGCAGGCCTTCACATCGAAAATGGAAGCCGACAATGAGCAGGTGGCTGGGCTGCAGCGCCAGACCGCCATGAAGCGCGAGCTGGCCCGCATCCTTGGCGAGAACGACGTGAACTATGCGGCCTCCGGCATCGACCTTTCGGGCGGCGTGGCCAAGGAAGCCCGCGACACGGCGGAAGCGCAAGCCGCGCGCGAGATCAATATCGACCGCTCCATGACGGATGCCAAGCGCGGCATGTTGCGCGCGGGAGCCGCCACCTACCGCCGGATGGCGAAACAGGCCAAGACCACGGGCTTCTTCAATGCCGTGACCGCCGGGGCGACAGGCCTTTCCGACATGAGGAGAGCCTGATGGCCCGCCGGTCCCCTCCCGTTCAGACCTTCGACCTCAACGCCAATGTGGCGGCAAGCTTTGCCCGCCCGCCGATGGACAATGGCGAGATGGCCATTGCCGCAGGCCGCGCCGTGGCGGCGATTGGCGGCAGCCTGGCCAAGCTTGCCAAGGCGGGCGAGGATGCCGCACTGGCCAAGGCAATGGAACAGGCGGGCGAGCAAGGCTCGCGCGCGGCGGCGGCAGCCGTCGGCATGCCCAAGATGACGACCGGCGCCACGGGGGATTATTTCGCCAGGCTCCGCCAGGTGGAGAGCGGCGGCAACGACCGGGCGGTGAACCCCAATTCCAGCGCCAAGGGGCGCTATCAGTTCATCGACGCGACGGCGCGGCAATATGGCATCACCGACCCTTTCGACGTGAACCAGCAGGAGCAGGCGGTGCGCCGCCTGACGGAGGACAACCGGCGCGCACTGACCAAGGCGCTGGGCCGGGCACCCACGCCGGGTGAGCTTTACCTGGCGCATCAGCAGGGCTCTGGCGGCGCGGCTCAGCTTCTCGCCAATCCGGACGCCGATGCGGCCTCCATCGTGGGATCGCAGGCCATTGTGCTGAATGGCGGCAGGCCCGGCATGACGGCCGGCCAGTTCGCCCAGCTCTGGACCACCAAATTCGAGGGTGGGCGGAGCGTGGTGCTGCCCGACATCAAGCCCTTGCAGTTGCGCAAGGACGGGACGCCCCAGGGCGAGGCCTATGACATGGCGCTGGTCAAGGCGGGCAGCTACCGCGCCAAAGCCGCCATGGCAACGGGCCTTGATGCGCTGGGCGAGCAATTCGCCAGTGACCCGGCGGGCTTTGAGGCGGAAGCGGCAAAGCTCCGCCAATCCTATGTGGAGGCCTTCGCCAGCGTGCCGGAGCTGCAGGCGACGGCGGATGCCGAGTTCGAGCTCAATGCCCAGTCGATCCGCCGTCAGATCTTCGATGCGCGCGACCGGGCGGCGGAAGCCGACATGAAGGCCGCCGCCGTGGAGGCGGTGACGGCGCAGGGCAGCCTGATTGAGAAGCAGGCCTATAGCCTTGGCGTCAATGCCGATGCGGACCAGCAACTTGCCGCCCTGCAGGCCCGCGCCATGACGGTGATTGACAGCGCCGCCGAGATCGGGGCCATCACGCCCGCCGAGGCTTCGCGCCAGCGGCAGGCGGTGACAAGCAGGCTGGTGCAGGCGCGCTTCGACGGGGTGATCGACGCGCTGAAGACGCCAACCGAGAAGCTGGCCTTCGCCGAGAAGCTGGCCAGCCCCGAGATGCGGGCCGAGCTGCTGGAGAAAATGCCGCTCGACGACTACCGCACAATGGTGGAGCGTTACAGCGTGATGGCCCGCCAATCCGGCGAGGCGCAGGATGCGGACGCCCGGATCGAGCGGCGGCGCTTCGAGAAGCTGACCGGCGACGACGTGGCGAGCCTTGCCGCGACGGGCAAAGGCATGGCGCTGGGCGGCTTGCCGCTGTCTGCCGACGAAGTCTCCCGCGTGCTGGGGCCTGAGAAGGCCGAAGCCTGGAGCACGGCGCGGGCCCAGGCGCTGCAGTTCTTCACCGCGACCGACGGGCTGGCCAGGCTGACGCCCGAGCAGATCGAGCAGCGGCTGGCGGGCGTTGCGCCCAAGGCCGGAGCCGAAGGCTATGCCGATGCCGAGCAGGTCTTCGGCCAGGCGGCCAAGGCGGCGGACGCCATTCTGAAAAAACGCGCCGAGGACCCGGCGGCGGCGGTGGATGAGGCTTTCGGCCTCTTGCAGGACGAGGCGCTGGCATCCGACCCGAACGCGCTGGCGGCAGCGCGCATGGACCGGCAGGCGGCACTCGGCATCCCTGATCTGGCACAGCAGCCCCTGAGCAATGCCGAAGCCAAGCGCCTGGCGGCCCGGCTGATGCTCTACCGCGATGAGCCCGAAGCGCAGGCCCAACTGGTGGAGCGCATGGCAGGCGAGATGCGCGAGGCCTATGGCGAGCATGGCGATGCCGCCATGGCGCAGGTGCTGCGGCAGAACGGCGTGTCGCGCGACATGTCCGCCCTCATGGTGCAGGCGGCGGCCAAGACCCGGAAGGGCGAGCCCCAGACGCAAGCCGATGCGCGCGCCATGGACCAGGCGCTGCGGCGCGATATGGCGAATGACGCCATGGCCGGCACATCCGCCCCGGTGGCGGAAGCCGCTGGTGCGGCCGCAGGCGGCGGCGCGGCCCGCAGCGCCGCGCGCGGCGCTGCGGGCAGAACAGGCAAGGCCCCGGTGGTGAATGCAGCGGCGGTGGAGCATCTGCGTGCCAACCCGCAGCTTGGCCCCGAATTTGACCGGAAATACGGGGCCGGACTGGCCGAAAGCTATCTCACCGCTCCGCAACAGGAGTTCCGTGCGCGGACCCTGCCCGATGGCTCACGCGAGCTGGTCTATGAGAATGGCTGGGTGGAGATCATGAAGCCTGACGGCAGCGTGGAAGGCAGGATGCAATGAGCGGGGCAAACCCTTTCGACCAGTTCGACGATTTTCAGCCGGAAGGCCCGGCGCTGACGGCGCGCGCCCCCGGCCTGATCGAACGCTTTCAGGCCAATTACGAGCAGGGCTTCTATTCCGGCACGCTCTCCGGCGCGATCCAGGGCAAGTATGATCAGGCCTTCGATAAGCAGCAGGCGCTTGAACGTTATGATACGCTGCCGCAATGGGAGACGCCGCTCGAGGGTGCCTTCGCCCTGGGCGGCCAGCTTGCCGGTGCGGCCTCGAGCTTCGAGAACTACATTCCGCTGACGCTGGGCGCCAAGGCGCTGGCCTGGGCCGGTGTCAGGACCGCCCCCGTGGTGGCGCGCTTTGCCGCCGGAGCCATTGACGCAGGCGTCATCAACGCTGGTGTGGACGCGGGCGTCCAGGCCATCGAGATCGGCGCGGATCAGCGCGAAAGCTTCGACCCTGTGCAGTTCGGCGCGTCCGTGGGGCTCGGTGCCGCCATCGGCGGCGCGGCCAATGCGGCCTTTGGCGCGAGGGGTGCGCCGGAAGCGGAACCTGCCGCGAACCTGCCGCCAAGCTCTCCCGAAGCTGCCACGAAGCTGCCGGAGCCTGTTCCCACGCCGGAAGCCGCGCCCGTGCTCGACATGGGCGGGACGGCGACCGGGCAGATGGTGACGCCGCGCGTGGTGAGTGCCGAGCCGCCGCCCATCGGCGAGACGCTGGACGCGCGCGCCCGCGAGGCGCGGAACCTCGGGCCAAGCACGGTGGCGCAGCCTCCCGCGGTTACCGGAACCGCTCCGAAAATTGACAAAAATCTTGACCGCCCGGTGCGCAAGCGCGGCGAGATGCGCAACAGGCCGATGAACGTCATCGAATTCATCGCCTCCATCGGCGGCTTGCGGGATGAGCAGGGTGAGCTGAAGGCGCGCGACCTGAATGCGCGCACCACCATGACCCGCTTTGGACCCATGGCCCGCAAGAACGGGCTTTCCGCCGACCAGGTGCGCGAAAAGCTGGTGGAGGCAGGTTATCTGGACGATGCGGGCTTTGGCTCCCGCCTTCAGCTTCAGACGACGGAAAGCGACGTGTTCGACCTGATCGACCGGCAGCGCTCCGGACAGGCCATCGTGAAGCGGGAGGACTTGTCCTGGCAGGGCGAGGTAGACGCAGCCCGCGCTGCAGAACGCGGACAGGACGAGCTGCAAAACCGTTTTGAACCTGACGAACGCGACCTGATCGAAAATCACGGCGTTGACTGGACGCATGCCGTCAAGATGGCAGGCTTCCTCCGGGACGTTCAGATGACTGCAGCGGATTGGACGGATGGCACATTGCGCCTGGCCAGCGACCTGATGGACGAGGGCATGACGCCCAATGATGCCCTGATGCGTGCCGCCATGATGGATGTTGAAGGCGATTTCGACACGCTGAGCGATGCTGCGCAAAGGCTTGCCAAAAGCGATGATGTTGGCGATATTCCGGGATGGGAGACAAATGATGAACTATCAGGCCAAGGCAGAGGAGATGCGCCAGCGCGCGGCCCGGATGCCGGAGACGGAACCGGGACAGGAGGCGAAAGCCTTTCTGGAGCGGACCGCAAAGGCACTGGAGCGTCTGGCCAGGGTGCAACCGTCGAGCGGGGCGCAGACGGAAAGCCGCAAACCGTCCTAGAAGGGGCGGCGCGCGCCAGCGACAAGACCATGGCGCAACGTGGTGCCAATGCGCCGCTGAAGCCCAAGGCCGCGCAGAACTTCGTGATGGATGAAGGTCTGTTCGGCGACGGCTCGAAGCAGATGGACTTCCTCGCCATTTCGCCCGGTGGCCGCGTGGGATCCATCACGCGCGATGCCCGTGGCGTGGCCGGCATGACGGCGGACCCGGCCTTTACCCGCGTGCAGGAGATTTCCGAGAGGCTGGCGCAGGCGCTGGAAACCATTCCGGCGCGGGCCGGGCGCATGTCGGCCAAGGTGGGCGGCAAGACGGCGGCGGGGCAATATGGCCTGAAGACCGGCGTGATCCGCGTGGCCAAGCCCGATGATTTCGACGTGCTGACCCATGAGCTGGGCCACCATGTGGAAGTGGCGCTGGGCCGCTCCGTGCAGACGCTGATGAAGACCTTTCAGGGTGAGTTGGTGCCGCTGGCCTATAATGGCGCGGCCAAGGGCATGGAGCTGAAGGAAGGCTTTGCCGAATTCATGCGGCTGTTCGCCACCAATCCGATCTATGCAGCCAGTCAGGCGCCGGGCTTCGACCAGGCGTTCCGCGCCATGCTGGCCAAGGAACAGCCGGAGATGCTGGCCGCCATCGAGGAGGCCGCCCGCGCCTGGCGCGACTGGAATGCCCAGCCTTCTGCCGATGCGGTTGCCTCCACTATCGTCTCGACGGCGGAACCGAAATATTTCGCCAAGGCGCGAAAAGACCTGAACCGCTATGGCCTGGGCGGCACAATTGCCGACCGGCTGAGCCGGGCCTATACCATGCTGTTCGACGACCTAAACCCTATCAACCGGGCGGTGACGGAGCTGGCGCGCGTCTACCGCGCGCACACCGGCGAAGGCCTGGAGCTTGCCGTGGGGCGCGACCCCTACAAGCTGGCGCGCATGGCCAGGGGTGCCTGGAATGCCGGGCATATGGACATTTCACACGGCGTGACGCCCTATCGGGGCACGGCCCCGGCGTCCGCCAGCTTCCGCGATGCGCTGATCACCGCCATGGGCAAGCCCAATGTGCTCTCCGGCTGGGACGAGGACGCGGTGCGGCGCTTTGGCGCTTACCTCTGGAGCCGCCGCGCGCTGGGCGAATGGGACCGTTTCGACGCGGGCGAAATTCCCAATGCGCCGGACAAGCTGCGCCGGGCCGACCATGCCCGCAACGTGGCCGAGAGTGAGGCGGCCTACCCCAATTTCGCGGCGGCGGCCGACATGATCTATGACTGGAACCGCGCGCTGTGGACCAAGAAGCGCGATGCCGGGCTGATCAGCCAGGAGCAATGGGCCGACGGGTTGAAGATCCGTGACTATGTGCCGGGCCTGAGAAGCTTCGACGGCGAAGGCGACACGCGCGTCGACGGCGGCGGAGGTGCCGGCGGCTCCATCAAGGGCGGGCTGGTGAAGCGCTTCCGTGGCTCACGGCGCGACGTGATCAACCCCGTCGAAAGCATGATTGCCGATGCCTATGAAACCTCCATGGCGATTGCCCGCAATGACGTGGTGAAGCAACTGGACCGGCTGGCGCAGATGGCAGGGCCGGGCGGCGGGGCGATTGCCGAGCGCATCCCCTCCCACCAATTGAGCGCCAGCATGGTGGACCCGCTGGAAGCCGTGAGTGCGGCGGCCAAGGCGGCGGGCCTTTCCAAGCCTGACATTGTGCTGCTGCGCGATGCGGTAGAGGCCGCTGTGGGTGACGAAAAGGCGGCGATCTTCCGGCCTGCCATGATCAACGAGAAGGGCGAGCCTATCGCCTTCTTCCGCGACGGGGGCGAGCTGAAGGCGCTGAGGCTGGCGGATGGCGATTTCGGGCGGCAGATGTTTGCGTCCCTCACGCAGATGACGCGGGCCGAGGAGAACGTCTTCATCAACATGCTGGCCAAGCCCGCCGCGGTGCTGCGGCTGGGCATCACTGCCGCGCCGGAATTCGTGCTGGCGAACCTGATCCGCGACCTCACCACGAGTGCGATCTATTATGGCAGGCCCTTCGAGCGCGTGAAGGGCGTCTTCACCGGCATGGCTGACGAGCTGCTGGGGCGCGAGGCGGCACGGGCCTATAACGCGGCGTCGGGCATCATGGGCGGGGCGAATGTGGCAGCCGTGACTGACATGCGGGTGAATGCTGACATTCAGGCGCTGCGCAAGAAGGGCTGGGCAGCGGAGCGGCTGACCTCGCTGGAGGGCCTGCTGCAGGTGACAGAGCTTTCCGAAACCGGCATGCGGCTTGGGCTGTTCAAAAGCTTTTTCGAGGAGGCCAAGGGGCGTGGCCTCGACGACATCGAAGCAACGCTGGAGGCCAGCTACCGGGCGCGCGACCACATCGACTTCAACCGGCGGGGCAGCGCGATGACGGGCTTGTCGCGGCTGATCCCCTTCCTCAATGCGGCCCTTCAGGGCACCGACAAGACGGTGCGCCTGATGATTGCGCCGCTCTTCCGCGAGGCAGTGAGCGAAACCGACCTGCGCGCCAGGGCGGATGCAACCAAGGCCTGGGCAAGGCTTTCCGCGCTGACCGTTGCCGGCATGGGCATTCATGCGCTAATGAGCGAATATGACGAGTACCGCGACCTTTCGGTCCAGACGCGCGCCACGCATTGGATGGTGAAATGGGGCGACAAGTGGTTTGCCATCCCCAAGCCGTTCGAGATGGCGCTGCTGTTGAACCTTGGCGAGGCGGCCTTTGACGCCGTGGCCAAGCAAGACCCGCGCTGGGCCGAAACTTACCGGCGTGGGCTTCTGGAGGTGGCGATGCCGCCCAATGTGATGGAGGGCAACCCGGCGATTGCCACAGCCTTCGAGCTTGCGACCGGCAACAAGCTGCGGGACGGCGGGCCCATCGTGCCTGAAGGCCTTGAGGGCATGGAGCCGTGGCTGCAGTTCACGGCCAGAACGTCGGAGCTGTCCAAGACCATTGGCAAGGCTATCAACATGAGCCCGGCGGTGATTGACCACGTGATCACGGCGCATACGGGATCCATGGGCCGCAACGCGCTGGCGCTCTATGATTATGCTCTGTCCGACAAGCCGGTGCAGGGCTGGGATGATTTCGCGGTGACGCGGCGCTTCATCAAGGACGGCTCGCGCGGGGCGCAGTCGACGCGGGCCTTCTGGGACATGGTGGGCACGCGCACGGGCACGCTGGAGGGGGCGCGCAAGTCCTACCAGACCATGGTTGACGGCGGCGATGCGGCGGCGGCGGCGGACTTTCTGGCCCAGCAGGACCAGATCACCAAGGCATGGATCAGCGCCGGGACGGTGAAGGCGGAGGTGCGGCGCATCCATCCCATGATCCGGGCGCGGAATGCGGTGGAGGCCATCAACCAACTCCGCCGCGAAATGGCCAGCGACGTGATCCGCACGGCGGATGGCGAGGTGAGCGTGGGCCGGGTGGACCGGGGTGCTGCTGACGACATCCTCGAAGACCTGGCCATGACGGAAGCCCGCAACGCCCTGGTGATGATGAAGGTGCCGGGCTGGGCCAACCGGGATCCCGTCGAGACGGCGGGCTATTATCGGGAGCTTGCCGCCATCAACCCCGATCTTTCCCGTGCGCTGGCCGACCGTTTTGCCACGGCCAAGGTGCTGCCCATGGATGCTGTCGAAAGGCTCTGGCCGGACTTCGAGGCCAGGCTGTTGAAGGACGGCTCCGACCTGCTGACAGCCGATTTGAGCGCCAGCGCCAGGGCTGCGGGTTTCGAGATGGACGGCAAGGCGATGAAACGGAAACCCCGCGCCAAAGTGCCAGCCGCCCCTTGACGGGCAATGGCGGGCCTTAGTCTGGCCCACCATGAGCAGCGAGCTTCCCATTTCCGTTTCGACCCGGCGCATGTCGCCTGTGACCGCCACAGCGGGGCAGACGCAGTTTGCCTTCAACTTCCCGCTGATCCGGGCAGAGGACATCCGGGTGCTGCGGACCAGGAGCGGCATTCAGACAGAGATCACCATCGGGCCGGATTTCAGCGTTTCGGGCGTTGGCCAGGCGGCAGGCGGCACGGTGACGCTTACCGCCGGTTCACTGGCCGGTGATGTGATTGTGATTGAGGGTGACGCGGGGCTGGACCGGCTGACCGGCGTGACGCTGGCGGGGCGGTTTTCCTCCACGCTTATCGACCAGGAATTTGACCTTAGCCTGATCCGCGACCAGGAGCTGCGGCGGGATGTGTCAAAAGCGCAGCAAGATTTGAATGATCTTGTGGCCAGCCCTAAAATGTGGCTGACGGGATCTTCCAATCCGACCAGCGGCACAGGTGAAAAAGG